TCAGAGTCAGTCAACGCCTGATTGATCTTTAAAGCCCTGCGGACTTTTCGCCTTATATCCCCGCCCGCATTGGGCGAGGGTTTACGGCGGATTTTGCTAAATTAGGTTGCCACACCAAGCCACTGTACAGGTAGCAACTATTGCCTGCGAGCGGGTGGTGTGGTCTTCAAGCCCCATAAGGGTACATCGAAAGCCACAAACGTATCGCAAACCAGATTTCTCCGTTCTACGTAGAGGTTATAAGGGGCACTGTTTCGGTAACAAAAAACCCCGCCGAAGCGAGGCTCATAAGTTAGTTGACCTTGACGTCAGTCTTATCACAATATCATCATTTTTACGTACGTAAAGCTTTATGTGATTTTTTCTACGTATCGATCCATCTCTAATGAGACATCTAGCATCATTAACATACCTTCTATTATTCCTTCTGCTTTTTGTAATTTTTTACCTATATGTCCATCAGAACAGTTGTGCTTGTTAGCTAGTTGCATAAATGTCATTCCGAATAAATAGTAATCAAGCAATAAATCATGCATATCACTATTCTTTTTATTCAATTGCGCCATACAACTAGAAATAATCATTGCATCATCTTCACAGCACTGAGGACGTGATTTAACTTTACTTGGGATCAGGTTACTAAACCCCGCGGCAATAGAGTACCACTGTACTGATTCTGTATTATCTGCCGCCCATGCTCCCCAACGTTCTAACACCTGTTGTATATCACGCATTAAGCCGCCTCTCTCTGTTTCCGAATAAAAACACGTTCCCTTGCTTCACAACCTTGTGTGAGCATGTCGTTAAAATCGTTTAAGTCAGGCCATCTCACACTAACTTTTTCAATATCATTGTTAGCCACTAGGTTTTTTCTGGCGCATTCATAAGCTGCCGCCTCACCCGTTGCGCTCCAATCGTTATCAGCGAAAACAATCAGGTGCTTAACGCCCTTTGGTGCAACAAACTTCGCCATATGGCCCGCGTTCATTGTTGACCAAGTATTAACGCCATAGATTTGCTTACAGGAGAGTGCAGTTTCTAGTCCTTCGGCGATCCCCAGTGTTGAGGCCACAGGGAACATGCGGATAGCGACTGAATTTGCATACTCTAAATAATTATCTTCCTGCAGCGAGTCCATTCGTTTGACTAGGGATAGCCGTGCCTTTTTATCGCCTTCTAAATACGTCCTATGCAGGTAACAAGGTTGCCCTTTTGAGTCTGTTGCCAGCGCCCATATCGCTTGAAAGCTGTTAGGGTTATGTTTTACGGGTTGCTTATCACAAAATTTAACCTGTTCACTCGGCAGCTCATAGATACCGCGATTGTGTAGATATTTAGCCCCTGAGGTATCTTTCAGTGATTTTAGGTTTGAATAGCACTTAATGACCCGTTCCCTAAATCCTGCAATTGAGGTATCTTTAGTTTGTGGTTTAGGCACTATGTTTTCTCGGTGATTGCCAAGAAGCATATCCACTTCATCAGCGAGAACTTTAAAGCTCTTACCTTGTGTTTTTTCCAATAACTGAAAACCAGTGCCCGAACCACAGGTGCAAATCCATGTTCCCAGCCCATTTTTATCATCAATACGAAACTTGCCCTTTCTCTCACATAATGGACATTTGCCTTTAAAGTGTTTGCGCCCAGTTATAGGAGGGAGTCCATAGTACGCAAATATCTTTGCCCATTGTCCTTTTGCAGCATCAATTGTGTTCAAAGTAATGCTCCTTGCTGTGCTGTGCTATTTTTTAACTGACCTTTAATACGAGCGAACTGCTCTTTTGCTTTTTGCTGACCTTTTACGAAACGGATCCGCTTATGTTTAATAAAATTGCTAACCTCTGGTGTAATCTCTTGAGGAGTGTTGTGTAGCCCATAGGGGAATACACCGAACTTTTCTTTAAATGTGTGACCCACCCACCCGTCACTAATCGGCTTACCTTCAACCGCTCTGACGTTTTGGTAATATTTAAGTTGAGAATAGAAACTCTGCTTTTCTTGATGTGTATAAACTTTTTCAGTCTTACTTAATTTTTTGATGTTGCGTGTCGTATCGACTTCGACGTCTTCCCCGGCGAGTGGCTTAAATCCACATTTAGGGCAAACGTAAACACCGGCTGGCTTCATGTAGTGGCATGAGGTACATTCTTTCGGTTTCTTCTCTCGTTTTTTCTGCTCACGAAAACTATTAACCTCTTTCATGCCATCATTTTTGCTCGGGAGTTCGTCATATTCGATATCATCAGGAAAACCTAAGCGGTGAACGGTACCGGAATGATCAAAAATGAGACATTTATCTTTGCCCGGCGCTTTACGTAATCCGCGCCCTAACGCCTGCACCCAGCGAATTTCTGATTTGGTAGGTCGGGCGTAAATGATGCAACGAACATCACTATCAAAACCCGCTACAAGCGTTCCGACATTAACAATGATCTTGGTTGCACCCTGTTCGAAACGATGAATAATGACTCGGCGCTCATCATGTGGCGTATCAGCTGTAATGACTTCTGCATTTACCCCGGAGCGATTGAAAGCAACGGTGACATAATTTGCATGGCTGACTGTGACGCAAAAACAGATCGTTGGTAGGTTTTCACCATTAGCCAACCAGTTATCGACCACATCGCCAACCAAATCCGCACCCGACATAATTTCAGCGATCTCAGCCTCTTTATAATCACTACCGAATTCCTCACTACGAACTGATTTCACTTTTGATAAATCCGGCTTTGTCGGTGCGTAAAATTCGTATTTACTTAGATCCCCACGCTGAATAAGCTCCTTCATCGTTGTGGGTTTAATCAGCCTTTCGTAATACTCACCAAGAAACGGGGAAAACGGCGTTCCCGACAGCCCGATTACTTTGAGGTCAGTATCGCGAATGACTTCGAGTATTTTCTTGCGGCGTAAATGGGCCTCGTCGATGATGAGTAAATCAATGTTGTCAGGAAACTCACGGCGAATAACCGTATCTGCTGAGGCAATTTGGATTAATTTTGTTGGGTCATAATTGGGATGATTGGCCCAAACAAATCCGATTTCTTCCAGTGGTATGCCATACTCTTGAAAACGCTCCGCTGTTTGAGCGATCAGATTTGTGTATGGCGCACAGAACATAACTCGCATATTGCGCTTGATGTAACCGTTTGTGATAAATGCCGCTAGCCCTGTCTTACCGCTCCCTGTTGGGCTATAAATCATAAACGTGCGGTTTTGCTTCCAGTTTTGACGCAACATAGCTAAACCGCGTTCCTGTGCAAAATTTGGTGTAATGTTTAACATCCGTTCCTCACTTGAATAATTTACCCTGCCAAGGTCGAAGCCTTTGGAAGATTTATCATTTAGCCATCTAAACGGCTGGTGGGTTTTATAACCCCTATAGAGATCTATATTTAAGATCTAACTCCTTCCTTGGCAGTGCCTTCCCTAACACCCCTTTCAAAGATCACCCCCCCTTACCCCCCCTAGAAAGTTTTCCCCTCTTCCCCAGAAAACAATCTAGACGGCTAAACGTCTTAACTTCTAAATCCCCCTTAATGAATTACTGACCAACCAACAACGGCGCTGAGGTATAACCTTGCATTGCCTTCGAATAACGTCTCACGTACTGCCTTAGCCTTGAGTTCGCTTCATGTCTCGCTTTGTTAACCTTGCGGTATGAAACTGGCTCTAATTCCCAATGCTGCTGATACACTTCTGAATAAGCCACCAGCGCCCTATTTCTCGCACTCGGTGACAATTGCGATAACATTCGTTGAATAAACTCAATGTCATCGCGATCAGGAAAGTAATGCTTAGGCATCGGTATGTTGTGTATCTGGTGCATGTGATTTACCCTTTGGGTGAGGGAACAAATCAGGTAGGTCAGGACGGATTTCGTAAGCTTTTACTGCGCCATCTGTTGCAAAAACAATTCTTAGGACGCACTCAACTGGTACCTTGTTTTTTCCATACAACCAATCACAAACCGTAGGCTGAGAACGTCCACATCTCTTCGCCAAGAGTTGTTGACTACCAACGATTGAGATCGCTTTCTCTATTGCTTTATTTTTCATTATCGGTTCTCCTATTGAACCTATAATACAAATCGGTAAAGCGTTTGTCTATAGATAGGCCTATATTCCATTGAATAATTATCGGGAAAGCGATAAAATATATTAAAATCATGAAGGGGGTAAAAATGAGCTTTTCAGATAGGCTAAATGTTGCAATGAAAAATGCAGGATACACACAGGGCGCGTTAGCCAAGGCTGTAGGTATGGCCCAGTCGAGCATAAATCAATTACTCAACAAAGCGTCTGGATCTAGAAAGACAGTTGAGATAGCAAAGGTATTAGGAGTGAGTGCCGAATGGTTAGCTTCTGGAGAGGGGCCTATGATTTCTAGCGAGCAGTATTCTATAGAGCAGTTAACTAATACTTATGAACATAACCATGTAACCAAAGATTCATATACTGTTGATTTAATGGATCTAGCATATAGTTGTGGACCTGGGAGCTACAACTCCGATTTTCCAGATATAATACGTTCTATATCTTTAGAACCAGAATTCGCATTAAGCACTTTTGGAGGAAGGCCTTCATCATCAGTAAAAGCAATAAATGCGCAAGGTGATAGTATGCTAGGAACCATAGATCCTGAAGATTTAGTTTTTATTGATATCACAGTAAAAAAGTTCGAGGGAGACGGTGTGTATGCATTCACTTTTGGAAATTCTTCACACATTAAAAGACTCCAAAAAATAAAAAACCACCTTGTTGTATTATCAGACAATCCTGCTTACAAGGAATGGCAAATAGACGAAACAGAAGAAGATCAACTTTTTATTGACGGGAAGGTAATAGTTAGCTGGCCAATGAAATTGCGACGTTTCGCATAAATTCCTTTGAATAATTTATATTTCTCAAACTCAGGGCATTCCGGCCCTTTGTTGTTTTTTGAAAGCGCTAAGTTTGGGTTTTAATATTCATTACTGATCAAAAAATCAGTAACTATTTTCACTGATTTAGTGGTTTAATAGATAAGGGAAAACTTAACCATTGGAATTACTATGTCAAATAAAAAGAAAGTGATAGAAAAAAGTAGTGATTTTCGTAGCTATTATGCAGAAACGGTTGGAATTATTGACTCATCACTAAGCGGTAATAAATTATTTGATTTAACATTTCTTAACAGAGAACCATCTCCTGTAATAATAAAAAGTGATACATCTGGTGAGAATGATGTTTTAACCATGGAAAACATCACCGATCTCAAGCATGTATGTACAATAAAAATAAGCAAAAAACAGCTTATAGCTTTAGGAGAAGTGATTGATCGGATAATCAAAGATACAGAAGATGAATCTGAGGAATAATAGAAACATGGCTGTTAAATGCAACCTTGGTATATCTGTACAACAAGAGGGTGGAAAGCCATACACAGTAATATTGCCTGGACTTGAGCAGTCTGTTGTTGAAAGTACGGTTACTCACCTTCAAAACATAGGTAGCGCATCAGGAATCTTCACGTTTACTGGTGAGGGCAAAAATAAAGACGAAAGCAAAAAAGTACAAAAACAACAGGAGGCAGACATGTTAGGTAATATCACCAAGACAGAGCTTGAAGCTCTCCTGAGAGCCAATAAATCTGAAATCGACGTTGTTGCTGCTAAAATGCGGGAAGATGTGGCAAAACAACGAGAGGAAATAAATGTGCAGATGGCGAATATGAACGCCACTCTTTCCTCAATATCAGCAAAATTTGAAACTGGATTAAATTCTATCTCATCTAATTTTGAAATAATTGAAACCAAAATAAGTACAAACAATAATCTTGTTACTACAAAAATCGATGGTATCGATAAATCATTAAATGCAAAAATTGATGGCCTTGACAAGGCAATAAACGGCAAGGTAGATGGTATCAATACAGCCATTGCAGGTATTAACACTGGTATCACAGGGATTCAATCAGGAATATCGACAAAGTTAACTAAATTTGGTGTAGCTACGGGTGCGATGGTTACTATAATTGCAGCAATCGCAGGAGTGGTAATATCTCAAATATCTCCACAACAACAAAATACGGAGACATTGACACCGATAGTAGTAAATGTACCCACTCCAATCATGCAACCACAAATACCAACAATACAGACAAAACAACAAGTTCCTCCTGATAGACAAGAATCAGCAAGAGAACAAGATACTCATAATCCAAAATAAAAACCCACTCCGGTGGGTTTTTTGTTGCTCACAATTGCTACAGTAAGAAAGCAAATGCCAAGTGACTGCTCCCCGCCCTGTCGGGCGAGGCTTCCCACTTCTTAGGCCGCAACCGTCTGTGTGACGGATTTACGCTGGCCTCCATGGGCAGAAACGACGAGC